CCGTGCGCCACAGGCGTTCGTCGAACGCGATGGGCAGCTCGTCCAGTTCCGTGATCTCGAACAGAAAGCCGCCGATCTCCTGCCGCTTGAGCTGGCGGCGCTCCCGCTCTTTTCGCAGTTCCTCATAGCGCTGCTGGGCTTTCTCGAACCGCTGGGCATAGCCCTCGTAGCGTTGCAGATATTCGGTCTGGTCAACGGTTTAGGCGGCGTTCTCGGCAACGCACTGCTGGGTCAGGGCGGAGACTACTTCCATCTCCCGGAGCAGCTCCTCGCACGCGGCATCAAGGTCGGTGCAGTCGGTCAGCGCATCCTGCACCGTGCGAAGATCCTCCAAAAGTGCTGTGCGGTCGGCCATCAGCTTGCTGAACGCGGAGAGGAACAGCCGCCGGATATCTTCCTCGTATAAGTGGGGCGTGGTGCATTTTTCTGCGCCCTTAAATTTCCCGTTGCACTGCCAAATGACCCGGCGGTACTTGCTGGTGGAATGCCAGACCTTGGAGCCATAATGCGCTCCGCAATCGCCGCAGACGAGCATCCCGGAAAAGGGGCTGTGGCAACTGTAGCATTTGCCCCGGACTTTGCGTTTGGTCATTTCCGCCTGCACCAGTTCCCACTCGTCGGGCTGGATGATGGCGGGGTGGCTGTTCTCTACAAAGTATTGGGGCACTTCGCCCTCGTTGACCTTTTGCTTTTTGGTCAGGAAATCCACGGTGAATTTCTTTTGGAGCAAGGCGGCTCCCTTGTACTTTTCGTTGGTCAGGATGCTCTCTACCGTGGAGGGCTGCCATGTCTTTCTGCCTGCCGGGGTGGGGATGCCGGATGCCGTCAGGTGCTTGGCGATATGCCCGGCGGACTTGCCCTGAAGGAACATCCGATAGATCAGCCGCACCGTCTCCGCCTGCTCTGGTACGATCTCCGGCAGGCTATTTTCCCCCTTGGTGTAGCCAAGGAAGTGGCTGTAAGGCATACTGACCTTGCCGTCCGCAAACCGTTTGCGCTGGCCCCAGGTGACGTTCTCTGAGATGCTTCGGCTCTCCTCCTGCGCCAGGGAGGACATGATCGTGATGAGCAGCTCGCCCTTGCTGTCCAGCGTCCATATATTTTCTTTTTGGAAGTAGACTTCCACGCCCTTTTCTTTCAGCTTGCGGACGGTGGTCAGGCTGTCCACGGTGTTCCGGGCAAAGCGGCTGACCGATTTGGTGACGATCAGGTCGATCTTGCCGTCCAGCGCGTCCTGCACCATCTGGTTGAAGCCCTCACGGTGCTTGGTGTTAAGACCGGAAATGCCCTCATCGGTATAGACCGACACAAATTCCCATTCCGGGTTTTCCTCAATAAAGTGCGTGTAGTAGTCCACCTGGGCTTCGTAGCTGGTGAACTGCTCGTCGCTGTCTGTGGACACCCGGGCATACCCTGCGGTGCGCCGACGCGTGGGCTGGCAGACGGGCGTTCCAGTGTGCATCTTGAGAAACGCCGGGATAACGGTGACATTTTTAGCGGTGCTCATGGTTTCTGTTTCCTTTCTGGGCATATTGGCGGGCGGCTTCTCGCATCTCCGGTGTCCAGCTTTCCGCTCTGGAACGGTCTGCCCACGTTTTAACGGCTTCCGTTCCATCCGGAAAGCAGAATACCAGCCGATTGCCGTTCTCCACGCGTATCGCCGTTATTTTGTTGTGGAGGGCATCGGCGGTGATCGAATCCGACCCCAGTGCATCACGTGTGACGGCTTCCAAGATAGGCTCCGGGATTTGTTTGGATGGGCAGGCGGCTTTGCCCTCCCAGTTGAACGTGGTACAGATCCATACCGGGCTGGATCTGATCATCTTTCTGCGGTAGTGCTTGCCGCAGCAGCCGCAGACCAGCAGCCCGGTGAACGGATAGACTTGGGGCTTGACACCGGGGTGGGTGTGTTTCTCCGCTCTGCGCCGGATCTCCTCCTGCACCGCCTGGAACGTGTCCAGGTCAATGATCGGTTCATGGGTGTCGGCGGCGTGGTACTGGGGCAGCTCCCCGTGGTTCACCAGCGTCCGCTTGGTCAGATGATTTTCCCGGTAGGTCTTTTGCAGCAGGAGATTCCCCGTGTAGGAATAGTTCCGCAGCACCTTGCCCACGCTGTTCTTTACCCAGCGGTTCCCCTGACGGGTGGGTATCCCATCTGCGTTCAGTATTTTGGCGATGGCTTCGGTGCCTTTGCCCGCAAGGAACAGAGCGAAGATGCGTTTTACCGTTTCGGCTTCCTCCGGCACGACCACATACCGCCCGGCCTGATAGCGGTATCCCAGTACGATGCCGCTCCAGGGCATCCCTTCCTCGAAGTTCTTTTTGATGCGCCACTTTTGGTTCTCGCTGGCGGACCGGCTTTCCTCCTGGGCGTAGGATGCCAGAATGGTCAGCATCAGTTCGCCGTCTCCGCTTATGGAGTGGATGTTCTGTTCTTCGAAGTAGATATCTACGCCCAGGGCTTTCAACTCCCGCACCGTCTGGAGCAGGGTCACAGTGTTCCGGGCAAAGCGGCTGATGGACTTGGTCAGGATCAGGTCGATCTTCCCGGCCTTGCAGTCTGCCACCATGCGCTGGAAATTCTCCCGGCCCTCCTTTGTTCCGGTCAGAGCCTCATCCGCATACACCCCTGCGTACTCCCAGCCGGGGTGGGCTTGGATGAGGTCGCTGTAATGGCTGACCTGGGCTGACAGGGAATGCAGCATGGCATCCTTGCCGCTGGACACCCGGGCGTAAGCCGCCACACGGGTCCGCGTGGGCAGTTGCATGGCCGGGAAGGTCACCTGAGTTACCGTTCGTTCCAAAATCGGTTCACATCCTTTGTATCACTTTTCAGTCCTATTAACGCTCTAAAGCCGGGGGATATCCAGTGTCTTATCGTAAAATGCTGCCAGGAGACAGGCTGTATTTTTGTGCGATCTTCTCTCTTGCCACAGTCGCTTCTTTCGCGGTGAGGATGCCCGTTCCCGCCATCGCATCCAGCGCGGTGACCGCCGTCCGGTAGCGGAGCAGACCCTCAGGTGTGGGCAGCGTGCCGCCGGGCTTCCGCGTAGCATTGCCGGCAGCAGTATTTGCGATTTTGTTTCCATACCAATTGGCAAAGCCAATTGGTATAACGAGAAGTGGGGCTTCGCCCGATTCGCTTTTATCCGCTTTGGCGGATAAGTTATAATAATTGGCAAAGCCAATTATTTGAACCAGAAGTAGGGCTTCGCCCGATTTGTTTTTATCCGCTTTGGCGGATAAGTTATAGCTATCAAACTCCTTTCCGCACTGGCGGCATACCAGCGTGTAATATGTCTTTTTGTTGACCTGCTTCGGATGGCTGTTCCACCACGCCATGCGGCAACGGTCGGAGCAGAATTTTTTGTTGGGATGCCCCAGTGACTGCTTTATGGCAGACCCGCACTGGGGGCAGAGCTTTGAAAGCACAGCGTCTGATCGGCGGCGCAGGTGTGACCGCACGGTGCCGGGCGGCACTCCGGTCATGGCGGCGATGGCGGTGACGCTGTAGCCGTCCTGATACAGTCCGATGATCTGCTTTTTGGTATGTTGGGTCTGTTGACGCATGGTAACGCTCCTCTCTGGCCCCAGGGGGCGGTTCAAATCTCTGTGACGGTTCTTCCCAAAGACCGGGGCCCCCTCAAACGCAAATTTTCGCGAAATTAAAGAGGGGGGATACCCCGGGCGGCGTGATATTGCAGTTGTTCCAAGGAAATTTGCATCTCATTTCGCTAAAAGGTCGGTGTTTTGCGAGATTTTTTGTATGGCTTTTAGGTTGGTTTCGCGCTGTTTTTATGTAGGGGGAGACGGTCATAACGGCCGCCTCCCGGCAGCCCTCAGGCTGCTTTGACCTCCAATGCTTTCACCGCCTCGGGCAGTACCAGCTTGGCATCCACTCGCTGGGACACGAAGAAGCCCACCTGTCCCAAGTCGGCATAGCGCTCCGACAGACGCTTGATGTTCCGTTTGCCGTGTTCTGCGATCCAGAAGTAGCTGAAGTCACCGAACAGCACCGTTTTTGCGCCGGAGGACACACCGTCCAGATACTTGCTGACCAGAATGGGATGCCCAAACAGTTTCATGGTCTCGCCGTCCGCCAGCGAATCAGACCACAGGGGTCGCCCATCGAAAGTTCGGACTTTCCGCAGCTGCAGATACGCCTGTTCGGAAACCAGCCAGGTGCCATTGGCGCGATAGGCGGGCTTGACCGAGTACAGCAGGTCGAGCATATCATCCAGCGTGACCGTGTTGGCGGAGGCGGTCACCGTGCCGACAGGGGCCTGATAGATGAGCCCCAGGGGCTTGCCGTTGCCGTCGCCGGTGATAAACGCTTCTTCTTCGGCTCTGCCGATGCGCTCACCGAACAGCCGGGAGATATGGTTCTCCAAATCAATGCCGGAGTCCTCCAGCAGTTCCTCAGATACCAGGATGGACGTTCCCAGCTTATGAGGTGTAAAGACCAGTTCGGAGAAGGTGAGGTCATGGAAATCAAAGCAGCCATTCTCTCCCACCCATTTGCCCTCCAAAGCGGTGTCTGCCACAGGAAGACGCAATCTGCTCGGGGCAGAGAATACGTTGCTGATCTTTCTCAGGACGTTCTCCTCGTCCAGGCTTTCCACCAGACGCTTCTCAAAGCTGTCCGGAACCAGATACGTACCGCCGGCCACATGGCCCTCTTTGATGGTATTGTTGGGCATTCCGGTGTACATATTGTCCCAGAACGCGGTGCGGTAGGCTTCCGCCCGGGTGGTATTGCCTGCGGTCTGCTCCTTGGGCTGGATTCCCATGAGGGCGTCCAGCTGTGCTTTCAGTTTGCC